ATTTAACAGCACCGTTAAGAGGACTTGGTGCTATGAAAAGTTTTGAAGAAGGTGAAAAAGAAGAAATACTAGCTGCTGCAGGAGACAAAGGTAAAGTAGGTAGAGTTTTAGATTTACAAAAACTAGTAGGAGATAAGAATAAACTTGCAAATAAAATTGAAAGTTTAAAATCTAATTTAACTAAAGTTAAATCTATTGATGGCAATAGTTTTATGGCAGATGATGGCAATAATTTTATGGCAGAAAAAAATATTTCAGATGCAAAAGCCGAACTACAAGATATGCGTAGATCAGGAGAATTAACTGGAGCAGAACAATTGTTTTCAACTAAACCACAGGATTTAAAGATTAAGGATCAATCTTTAATGGATGCTTACAATAATGCGATTGAAAAAAGAAAAAATATTGCAGCAGAAAAAGGTTTTATAGCTCAGAGTAAAGCAGCTGATAGAAATAGACTTAGAGATAGAATGAAGGCAGAAGGTATATTAACAACACAAGATGCAAAAAATGAACTTCAAAATATAGGTGATTACTACGGACAAGGTTTTACTCCATATGGTATAAACAAACTTTATGAAGATGCTGGAATGCAAAACCCAGGTTTTGGAATTGAAAAAGTAGGTCCAAGAACAGGAAAGTATAATGAAGAAAAAGGTTTACAAGAATATTTAGACTCTATGAGAACGCAACAGATTGCAGATGCAGGAGGAGTTGCCAACATGGCAAATGGCGGCATAGCTAACTTAATGAAAAAGTATTATGACTAAAAACAATCCAACACTTGTAAAAAACATGAAACATGTTAAATGGGAGAGTATCCCTCCACTTAGAGGACCCAATCCTCAAGGGTTGATTAAAGAGAAGAAACAAGATAAACTCATACAGGAGAAAAAATATGGCAGATATAGATAAAGGGCTTCCTAACACTCGTACTCAAATTGACATTCCTTCAGAAGAGGAAATGCAAGAGGAAGTAAGTATTCAAGAAGAAGATATTGATAAAGGACCTGTAGAGGTTATCCCAGAAGAAGACGGTGGAGTTACATTAGACTTTGAACCGGGATCAATTAATATACCTGGAACAGAATCACACTTTGATAATCTAGCTGACATTTTACCTGACGATATTTTAGAACCTATTGGAAATGAAATGGTTCAAAATTATATGGACTACAAATCTTCTAGAAAAGAATGGGAGAGCACTTACACAAGTGGTTTAGATTTATTAGGTTTCAAATACGAAAACAGAACAGAACCTTTTCAAGGAGCTTCAGGTGCAACGCACCCAGTATTAGCAGAAGCAGTTACCCAATTTCAAGCGCAAGCTTACAAAGAATTGTTACCATCAGATGGACCTGTAAGAACACAAGTCATCGGTGTTAAGAATCCCGAAACAGAGCAACAGGCAGGACGTGTTAAAGATTACATGAATTATTTAATCATGGATCAGATGAAAGAATACGAATCAGAATTTGATTCTATGTTATTCCATTTACCTCTTGCAGGATCTACTTTTAAAAAAGTTTACTATGACGTAAGCATGGGAAGAGTAGTATCTAAGTTTGTTCCAGCAGATGAATTAATTGTCCCGTATACAGCTACCTCATTAGATGATGCAGAGTCAGTTATTCATACTGTGAAAATTTCAGAGAATGAGTTAAGGAAACAACAAGTCAATGGTTTTTATAGAGATATAGAAATAGGAACTCCCGGTACAGAAACTAACGGTGAGCTTTCTAAAAAAGAACGTGAATTAGAAGGAACTAAAAAAACAGGTAAGAACGAACCTGTTTATACTCTATTAGAGTGTCATGTAAATTTAGATTTGGAAGGTTTTGAAGACACGGGCTCAGATGGTGAGTTAACAGGAATCAAACTTCCCTATCTTGTAACGGTTGAAGAAGGAAGCAGAATAATCCTTTCTATAAAAAGAAACTATGCTCCGGAAGATATGAAAAAAAATAAAATACAATATTTTGTACATTTTAAATTCTTACCAGGTTTAGGTTTTTATGGGTTCGGTCTAATCCACATGATAGGTGGACTGTCTAGGACGGCGACCGCAGCTTTAAGACAGTTATTAGATGCGGGAACGCTTTCTAATCTGCCGGCTGGATTCAAACAACGTGGAGTTAGAGTTAGAGATGAAGCATCACCAATTCAACCAGGTGAGTTTAAAGATGTAGATGCGCCAGGTGGATCTTTAAGAGATGCATTCTTTCCTTTACCTTATAAAGAACCTTCAGCTACTTTATTACAGTTGATGGGTATAGTTGTTCAAGCCGGACAAAGATTTGCTTCAATTGCTGATATGCAAGTGGGAGATGGGAATCAAGGAGCAGCAGTTGGAACTACAGTTGCACTTCTAGAAAGAGGTTCTCGTGTTATGTCTGCAATTCATAAAAGATGTTATGCAGCAATGAAGAATGAATTTAAATTATTAGCAAAAATAGTTTCACAATACCTACCGCCAGAATATCCTTATGATGTTGTTGGAGGTCCAAGAAATATTAAACAATCTGACTTCGATGATAGAATAGATGTTGTACCCGTTGCGGATCCTAATATATTTTCAATGTCACAGAGAATTACATTAGCACAAACACAATTACAAATCGCAACAAGTAATCCACAGATGCACAACATGTACCAAATTTATAGAAATATGTATAATGCAATTGGAGTTAAAGATGTAGATACAGTTCTACCACCACCGGCACCCAATGCACCAATTGATCCTAGTATGGAACATATAAATGCGTTAGGTTCAAAACCTTTTCAAGCATTTCCTGACCAAGATCACAGAGCCCATATCACTGCTCACTTAAATTTTATGTCGATTAACATGGTAAGAAACAATCCACCAGTTATGGCTTCAATTCAAAAAAATATATTAGAGCACATTAGTTTAATGGCACAAGAACAAGTTCAAATGGAGTTTAGAGAACAGATGATGCAACTTCAAATGCTACAACAACAGGCAGCAAACAATCCACAAGCAGCACAGATGTTAAAACAGATAAACAATACAATAGAATCAAGAAAAGCAGTGTTGATTGCAGAGATGACTGAAGAATTTATGAAAGAAGAAAACGAAATTACTTCTCAATTTGATTCAGATCCACTTTTAAAATTAAAATCAAGAGAAGTTGACCTAAGAGCAATGGAAAATGAACGAAAAAAAGAAGCTGACAAGACAAAAGAAGATCTTGATAGAGCAAAACTAATGCAATCAAGAGAATTAGCGGAAGATAAGATGGATCAAAACGAAGAATTAGCAGAATTACGTGCTAATACTACTTTAGCTAAATCTGGAATTAAAGAAATGTCTGGTCTTGACGGAAATTAATGATATGTTAAGTTAAAAAAGGTAAAAACTATGATGAACTATAAAAAATGCAAAACAATGGCAGTTCCAAGTCAAAATGTTGAAGTAGATCCAAGATCTAAAACAACTGCTGACGGTGCTTTCAACTATATTCCTACTGGAGACAAGGAAAAAGTTAAAGGACAAAAAAGAATGCTAGCTGAAAAAAAAAGAACAGCTACTTGGTACTAACATGTGGTTATCGGCAATTAAATTAGCCATTTCTGCTGGTAGTAAAATTTATGCTAACAAGCAGAGAACGAAAATAGCTATGTCTGATGCACAATTAATGCACGCATCTAAAATGGCCGCTGGTGAAGAAGCTTACCAGGGAAAATTACTAGAATCTAGAGATTCAGATTGGAAAGACGAGGCGGTTTTGATAATTCTCTCAACGCCAATAGCAATTCTGGCATGGGCAGTCATAAGTGACGACCCAACCGCTATGGACAAGGTAAAATTGTTCTTTGATATGTTCTCACAGCTTCCTTCATGGTTCACTAATCTTTGGATACTTGTAGTAGCATCCATTTATGGTATAAAAGGAACACAGATATTTAGAAACAACGGAGGAAAAAAATAATGTCAGGATATTATAAAGCGTACAAAGCAGGAAAATTTGTCGTAGATAAAATAGTAGATGCTTTTAAACCAAGAGGCGTGAAAGTTCCTAAAGCAACTATATCATCAGTACCACCATCAAAAAATTTAAAAAAAAAAAGAGACATTCAAGACAGTGTAATTAAAACAAAAGATAAAATTATGGAGTCTTTAAGTACTGAAGGTAAATTAAATGTTAGAACTAAAGTCCCTCTTAAAAAAACAAACAAGGAAATTTCTAAAATTTATGATGAAAAAAAAGCTGATGGTGGAAGAATTGGTAGAAAATTCGGCGGTGGAACTGATTTAAGAGATATACCAGCAGGTAAAAAATATGCCGGCTTAAAAAAACTTCCTAAAGAAGTTAGAAACAAAATGAAATTTAAAAAAAATGGTGGTAAAATATAATGTCTAATAATTATCACACTACTAAAGACGGTAAAAAAGCTAAAAAAGGTCTTTGGTATAATATAGCTATGAAAAAAAAACGTGGCGAGAAAATGAGAAAAAAAGGTGCCAAAGGTGCACCGACAGCGGCCGCTATTAAAAAATCACAGGCGTAATGTTCAGGAAACAATTTGCATCCGGAAGTAAGTCCCCCGCATGGACTAGAAAAGAAGGCAAATCTGAATCAGGTGGATTAAATCAAAAAGGTGTTGACTCTTATAAAAAAGCTAATCCAGGTTCTAAATTAAAAACAGCAGTAACTACTAAACCCTCTAAACTAAAATCAGGATCCAAAGCAGCAAAACGTAGAAAGAGCTTCTGCGCGCGTATGAAAGGGATGCGTAAGAGACAAAAGGCTAGTAATAATACTGGAGATGATAGATTATCTAAATCACTTAGAAAATGGAATTGCTAATGATTAAAAATTTTAAAGACATAGTTATATTATTAATAACAAGTGGTGTTTTAATTTTATTAGGTATCATTATTATTGGAGACTATTGGGTAGCTGTTAAAGAAGATAGACCTAT